CTCCCATGTATGGAGCTTGGAAGTTATCTCTGCCATTAACAAAAGAAGGTTCCCATACACCGCCATTTCTGCTTAAAAATTCATAATTTCCGTGTTTAAGGAAGAATAAGTCATCAAAGCAAACACCTATAATTTCATTACTTGGCATCCATTTTGTGGTTATAATAGGTATAACAGTGCCATCAGTTTTTCTTATTCCGGTGGCTCGCAATAAATCCTTACCTACCTTAGATTGTGCTTCAGCTTCCGGCAATCCGGAGTAAATACCTATCTTATCTTCGGCAATCTTAAATGCTTTTTCAGCCATAAACTGATCCATAAGCAAACCGTTAATTTGTCCTGAGTTCTTAGAGTTGTAATCCATTTCTGCAATAACATCTCTTAAAGTTCCCATATCCCAATCAGAAAGACTATTACCCGTTTGTGCAGCATGAGAAGTTGCATCGCTTACAAGGTCAAGTTTTCCGTTATCGTCGGTTCTCCAAAGTTTACTTCTGAAAATTTCAGCGTAGGGGTTTGTGGTATTACTTCTTGCAATAGTTGTGGCTGAGCCTTTTTTGCCTTGATACAGTCCTTCAAAAACATCGTTTCCGTCAGCAACCCAACCCCATGTAGTTGTGTTATAAATAGCCGGATTTATAATAGTTCTTAATCCTTGCATTATTTCAGTGCTTCCGTATGCTCCCGCAATAAACACTTGGTCGTTTTTGGTTGGTGTAAAAGAACTTGTATAATTATTAACAAAAGTAAAAGTTCCTGTTTGGGAGTTATCACTTGCTCTTCTGTATGTAGGATGAACTGCGGTCACTAAACCCGTTCCTACCAAAGAACCGCTTCTGTAAAACTCAACATTAATACCAACTCTCATAAATTGGGTATTATCAATACCTAAATCTATGTAAGTATTATTACAACTAACGGTAGCACTTGACCCCACAGACACGGAAGAGCCTGTTGTTCCTACTGTGGCTATCTGTCCGGTTCCGTTTCCAAAAGCCATTACTGATCTATACCACTCTACACCGAAAATTAAATCGCTCAGTGCTTTATGAACAACATCTACATAAGAACCATCGCTTTGTTGTCTGAATATTAAACTATGACGAGTAATTTCAGCATTAGCATAAGTTTGTGTTAAAGATAGTGCTATTTTTGCGGCATCAACTTTGTTCTTTCCGTCAGGAAGAATTTTGTTTTCTCCACCCGGTGTGGCTGAGAAGTTATAGCTATCTTCAATCATGGTTTCGTAATCCCCTAAGGTATTACATTCAATAGTCTCTGCTTTTTCCATTAATATATCTATTAAATCGTTTGCCGGTCTTTCAAACTCAACTCTTCTTTCAGCTAAGTAATCTTTTGTTATAGTATTAAGAACTGTTTGATTATCTATTCCTACTGTCACATTATTCTGTGCCATAATTATTTACCTCATAAATTAAATTTGTTTTTTAAATTATTAAGAATACCGCTTATCTCTTGTCTGCTCTTGCCCCTAAATGTTTTGGTATTTATTTCACCTTGAACACCCGTAGGGGCTTGACCTTCCAAAGGATACTTTGTATTCTTTTGTGTGTTTATATTTTCCTGTGCTTGACCACGCAAATTGTAAATAGATTTTCTTGCTTCTATTCCGTTTTGTATATTGTCAACCACTGCCTTTAAAGTATTTTCATCATACTTATCACTGTATATAGCATTTGCAAATTCTTGCATTGCGGGAGCAACTACATCATGTTTTAACACTTCCCACGAAGCCTGTGATAAACTATCCTTTAAATCGGCAAAACCTTTCTCAAACATATCTATTGCTTCACGCTCTTTTGAGGCTACAAGGTTTTCCTTAGCCTTTTGTATGTTTGCTTCTGCTTGTCCTAATTGCCAATTATAAGGGTCAAATTGGTTTACGGTCTGACCGGTTTCCGGTTTTGTATCGTATAGTTTACCGTTCTTGTCAACCCACTGCTCCAAATCCTCGTCATAGGTGAATTGGTTATCGTCTACCGTCTGCTCTTGATTAAAGCCTTTTAGGGTTTCAAGTTGCTTCTTGGCATTGTTGATACCGTCAAATTCGGTGGTATCAACAGGCGTCTCCTCAGAGTTTTCGGCGGGAGCTGTCTCGGGAGCTTCCGTCTTCTCTGTCGGAGTTTCTTGTGGTGTGTTTACTTCAGTCTGCTCTGTCATTTCTGTTCTTTCTTCTTCCATTGTAATCTCCTATTCCGCTACATTGTTATAAACCCGTGAACTTACATAATCATCAGGGTTTTCTTCATAAGGTGCATTATATTGAGAGGCATATTCCTCTCCTGTTTGTTCTTGTGGATTATCTTGTAATCCCGTTTCCGCACCTATCGGCATAGGCTCTTCTTCACCTTGACCGGCTACCATTTGAGCCTGTGCCATTTGACCTTGTGCAAATTGCAATTGCAACTGTTGACCTTGAACCTCTGCATTAAGCTTTGAAAGTTCAAGGTTCATAATCTCAAGGCTCGTCTTTTCGTTTTTAACGGAGCCGGCAATTTCTTGCAATTCGTCAAAGGTCATCTTATCACCTAAGATATTATCCACTATATCTCGGGCATTTGGTAAGCCTGAGTTAAGGATCATAGACATTTTACTATATCCGTCCTCTACTCCTTGCCACATAGTAAACGCTCCGGCTGTTATGAGTTGCATCATAATTTGTTGTCTCATAGCGTCATCAATATATGTGGTAGGCTCACATTTAACATCTATAACGCCTTTTAAGTCTGCACCATAAAACTTTGATACATAAGGCTTTCTGTCCACACCCACAATCTTTATAAGTCTTTCTTGCTTAAAATACTTTTTGGCAAGCTCTAATTTGGTGTGGCATACTTTGGCAAAGGTTTTTTCAAAAGCGTATTTGAAATAACCTATACCGGCGTTATCGCTACGCTTCAATAACGCCATTTGAGTAGCGGTTGCTTCTCTCGGCTGTCTTCCGAGAGAGGTTTCACGCAAACCCGCAATACTCATCATCTCCTCTCTTGCCATAGCAATGAGGTTGTAGACTTCTTGCATATCTTGGGGGAACTGTAGGAACTCAGGTTTATCATAGCCCATTTTATACCTGTAAATATCCTGTCCGCTCTCTTGCATAGTCTCTTCACGGACTTCACTGTTTCCTGCCATTAGAATAGGTGGATTTGCTTTTTTCTCGGCAAGCTTTCGCAGTTTTAACAGTCCGTCATTAATGGTGATTTGGCTTCTTATTAAGGGTTCAACAAAACCCTCCGGGTATACATAGCCCGGTTGATAAAGCCATTTAAATACAACAAAGGGGAATATACCGTCCGGCAATTCTCCTTCTTGTAATAAGGTGTTTCCCGTCCAAGCATAATATTTGCCTTTGGGATTTTCCTTGTCCTCACGAACATACATTCTTTTCACAATACATTTGTCTTGCGTCTGCTCGTGCTTTTCTAATCTCATATTACCATATTGTGTGATAATGACTTTTTCCGGGTATATTTCTTTTCCCGGATAAAGTTCTTTTAATCTGTCAATATCATACACTTCGGTTAAAATAATCCAATCGGGCTTATTGGAATTATTATTGGTAATAGAGCGAACATATTGGGAGGGATCTATAGTCCAAGTCTCAATATCTCCGGCGACACCGTCCTCACTTTCCTTGTTTGGATTATACCGTGTGAACCTTGCACACTCTCCGTAAACCAAAAGAGAGGTCAGCTCGTTTCTGCGAACAATCTGCTCTTCATCAGATTCTTCTCTGCTTTGCAAAAAGTCACTTGCTATATAAGAGGCTTCTAAATCCTCTTCTTCATTGGTAGCCGGAACACAGGTCACTCGGCTCATACTGTCACATATAATAGCCATAGCCTGCTTAACAAGTGGCTTGATTGCATTTTCTATGTGTATATACCCTGTCTTGTCAATATTGGGTAATATATTAAAAGCAATTTGTTTAATATAATCTCGGTCTATATCTGTGCCTTTATAAAACCTTTCGCACATAGTCCATATAGGTATATAATCTTTTCGGGCTTTCACACCTTGATTATAAAATTGCTCACATAATCCGATTATTTCATTTTCATCTTTCGCTTTAAATAACTGTTTAAGTGTCATAGTTCTGCTTTCTGTTTTCTCCTTTAAAAAAGAGGTGTGGGGAGCGAGGTGTTTCTCCCCACAGGGATAAGAAAAAAGAAGTATTTTAAAGGAGCTTTCTTATGAAAAAAAATTATTAAACCAAATAGCTGTATTTGGGCTTAAAAAATCTGTTTGTATCTTCCACCGAACCGGGAACAATAATCCGTTGGGGCTTCCTGTCGTCCTCTTCCTCTTCTTCATAAAAGAAAACGGAACAGACATAACGCAAAGCGTCCATATGGTGATATTTGTTTTTGTTTGCGATGGCTTCCGTAGGGTTGCCTATCTCGTCCACTTCCCTTGAATAGTCCCGAAGTTCTTTTAAAACTCCTTGACAGGTATCAAAAACAAATAACTGTCCCCGCTTAATAAGTGTGTATACTCTGTTAATTCCGGCTTCTACATTCCCTTTTCCACGAGGCTTTTTAATAGGTATCCCATTTATAGCCCACTGTTGTCGCCAATCGTCTTCACTCTCAGCTCCACCAAAGCCTATATACTCTTTGTTGTATTCAAGGACTTTTTCGTATAATGTGCCACCCCCAAGCAAAGCGTGATAAACAATATGCACGTCTTCATTGTTTGGCGGGCTTGCCACAAATACAACACAAGAGTTTACAGACCCAAAGTCCACACCTATATAGCGTGTCCAATTATCCGGTATGGTGAAAGGTTTTATAAGGTTTCCTTTTGTTCCGGTGAATTTAAATTTTCCTTCTTCTAATGTGTGAGGTCTGACGGTAAAGTCAAAACAATCATAAATCATAGAGGCGGGACGGGTAAACTCACCTTCATAAAACATCCTAAATTTCCACTCCGGCATAGACTTTCGCAAGTCTTCAAACTCTTCTTTGGAAAACATAGGATTATATGTTGACTTAAAATTTATAAGTTTATAGTCAGGCTCCAAAGGATCCACGCATTTGTCGTATATCTCTGTTTTTAACCAACCGAGATTATAAGGTGTTGTTGTAAACAAACAACGACCACGAGAAAGGGACAGTCGCCTACGAATAGCCTCCCAAATATCTACCTTTATTTCCGGCATTCCCGCTTCGTCAAATACAACAGCTTTGGCTGTGGCACTTTCAAGTCCCCGAGTGGAGTCTGCGGAACGACAAATAATTCTGACTTGTTCTTGTTTGTTTACAATCTTTCCGTCCTCACCCACAACCTTTTTGTTTATGGTTTTGGAAAAGGTCTGTGTGGCCCCGTTGTATGTGTATCCCAAATACTTGACAAAGAGATTATCAAGTTCCGGGCGAAACTTTAAATTGAATAGGTCAAAGGTAGCGGACACCACAAGATAATCTCCCGCTCCGCAATTGTTTATTTCTTGCATAAGCCAAATGGGAGCAAAGGAAGTCTTACCGCTTTGAGCCCCACAAAGCATTAAAACAAATCTTTCTTTTGCCAAAAGGGCGTCTCTCTGCCCATCGTGGAGATTAAAGTTAAGTGTAGTCTTTCCG